TCCCCAACTTAACAAACCAATCCCAAGTTAATGTTGTTGTTATTGATACAGCTAGTGGCCAATTATTCTATACAGCCTCAAGTGCTATTGGTGGGGGCGGAAGTGGAACCCCCACACCTCCTGGAGGCCAAAACACACAAATACAATTCAATAGTGGAAGTAAATTTAGTGGAAGTGGAAATTTTTCATTTGACTACACTAATAATATTGTTTACTTAACAGGTTCTTCTATAACTACAGGTTCTGCTACATTAACCGGTTCAATGTTTGTAAGTGGAGCTATATCTGCTTCATTAGGACCTAGCACTGTTGGATTCTTTGGCACAGCATCTTGGGCTCAAAGTGCATCTCAAGCTGTAAGTTCAAGTTATGCTTTAACTGCTTCATTTGCTACTTTCGCTACTTTTGCTAGTGCAGCATACGCTGCTCCTTCTAATACTTATGTTCAATTCAATAGTGGAGGATTATTCTCAGGATCACAACATTTTGCTTATAATTATCCCTCACAAAGTTTACAACAAGGATATGATGTAACATCATCTGGTTTATACCAAACAGTGATTGGTAGAACTAATTTAACTAAAACATCTCAAAGTGCTTTTATAATAGGTGATGGTGGGGAAGGAATAGAATTAAGTGTAGGAAACATATATCTTTCTACTCTCCCAGCAGGAGCTGGTGGTGCAGTTTTAATTTATATTGACACAGCATCAAGTGGTGTTGTATTTCCTAATAATTATTTCACTGGAGGAACACTTACTTTTGTGTCAGAAAGTATAGCTGAAACATTTACAACAGAAGATGTAGTAGTATCCGGTGGTGGTATTAGATATGAGTTTGATATTAACGGTGTAACAACAAGAGAATACATATCTACTCAAACAACAGTTATAGTAACAGGAGGACCAGCTGCTAAACACAATCTACTATTTGCATCTCGTTCTTGGTTTGAATTAGATGCTAGTGATGTTTTTATAAAAAATCTCCCACCATTACCACAACCCCACATCATAGGATATAATACCTCTTTAGGGCAATTATCATATACAACTGTTTTCCCATACACTGGCAGTGCAGTTATAACAGGTAGTTTAGTAGTTTCAGGAGCAGTATATTTCCCTACTCTTGAAACATCTTCTGTATCTCATCTCCTGATGTATAACACTTCTAGTGGACAAATATATTTCACAGCTTCATCAGCTGTAGGAGGTGGGGGTACTTTTAACTCAACTTCTTCTGTTATAGGAAATGGAGCACTTTCTACTTGGAATATCAATCATGGATTTAATACAAGAAATCTTCACATCACAGTATATGAAAGTAGTTCAAATGGCGAAACAGTCTACCCAGATATAAGAAGAATAAATGCTAATACAGCAAGTATTATATTTGCTAATCCCCCTACTACAAATGAATTTATAGTTTATATATCACAATAATGGCACAGTTTTTAACTGAAATACAATTTGCTACAACTGGGTCAATTGAAACGCCTGAACCAGGATTTATTACTATATATGCTAATACAGATGGATTTTTATATGCCAAACTATCCAATGGAACTCAAATTAAATTAAGCAACTTTACATGAGTCAGGTTTTAAAAAGTTTACAATTAGTTACACAATCATATAGTGGAACCCCAAATACTGGTACTGGAGCTTTATACGCCAGTAACAGTACTTTATATTTTGAAAACACTACTGGTACTATATTTCCTTTAGGATTAACAGAAGGCGGATCAGAATCCCTTATAATTAGAGAATATACAGGATCCTCTACAGCTCAAACTTATACTTGGTATAATAGTTCAAGTATAAAATATATTCAAGTAATTTGTGTTGGTGCTGGAGGTGGAGGAGGGGGCAACAATGCTAGAAATGCATCAGCAAATATGAGAGGAGGAAGTGGTGGAGGTGGAGGAGCTATAGCTTGGGGATTTTTTGATTCCGCCTCATTAACTCAACCCAACTATACAATTTCTGTAGGAGCAGGAGGAGCAGGAGGGGCAGCTGTAGCTGTCCAAACCAATATTGGTAATAATGGCTCAGTTGGAAGCTATACAACATTTGGTGGAACAATGGTTAGTGCTAGTGGAGGAAGTGGAGGAGCAGGAGCAACTAATATAGCAGGCACAAGCACAGCTGCCTCTGGTGGCTTAGCTATTAATTGCCTCCCAGGACCTGGTTTTGCTATTAATGGAGGATCAGGAGGTGTAGGAGGAACAGGTGCTAATTCTCCAAGTGTTTCTAGTTCCTTTTCTACTCCTTTAACTCCTATAGGCACATCAGGGGGTGGGGCTAGTTGGAGTATAGCAGCTGATGGAACTGTTAGATCCGGTTCATTAGGAGGAAGTGGATTTGAATGGAATACTCTTAAACCTAACAATACTACTAGTAGCAATTCAGGCTCAAATAATTTAGTGACGGTTGCTGTTTTATTACAATTTACAAGTAGTATATTAACCACAACATATGGTTTAGGAGGAGGTGGAAATGGAGCCTTAACTACAGCTGTTACCTTTAATAATAGTGGATCTGGAGGTAATGGAGGACTTTATGGAGCTGGTGGTGGCGGAGCATCACCCCTATTTTCAGGAACTATTGGTCGTTTTGGTCTCCCAGGCGGAAGTGGCTCTTCAGGTCTATGTATAGTAGTAGAATATTATTAAAAAGTTATGGCAAAATTATTAAATACAACATTTTTAGTCACACAATCTGCTCCTGCAACCCCAAGTCCTGGTTTTGGGACTTTATATGCTAGTGGTAGCAGCTTATACTTTAAAAATAGTTCTGGTGTTATTTATAATTTACCGATAGTAAGTTCTAGCAGCATTTCAGTTTATCTTGGTTCAAGTACTTGGACTAAACCTTTAAATATAAAATATGTAAAAGTAGTTTGCGCTGGAGGAGGAGGTGGAGGAGGAAGTGGTCGCCTTGGTGCCACTGCAACTAACCGATTTGGAGGAGGAGGAGGAGCCGGGGGTAGTGTGAATATAGTTCATTTCTCATCTGCTTCCTTAACACCCGGTAGTTACACTGTAACAGTAGGAGGTGGAGGAGCAGGAGGTCCAGCACAAATAACTACTGCCGCTGACGGAATAACAGGATCACTTGGTTCTAATAGTTCATTTAGTTCTGGATCTACACTTCTTGTAGTAGGAGTAGGTGGAAATAATGGTAAAGCTGGTACTAATACTGCTGGTGCAACAGGAGGAACTAATACTGCTCCTACAACAGCTACTGTACCAAACCCACTCCCCCCATTTTACTTTTCAGGAACAGATGGTTCTGCTGGTTTCACTACTACAGTCACTACTACAGCAAATGCCTTTGGAGGAACTCGATGGTTATCAGGAGGTGGAGGTGGGGGAGGTTTAACAACAGCAAATGTTTCTGGTAGTGGAGGCTCAGGTTCAGCTATATATTCTTACGCTACATTAATTCAATCTGGCTCTCCAGGAATTGCTGGGGGGAGTGTAGATGGACAAAACGGAGCACCTGTAATTGATACTGCTAATTTATTATACTATAGTAGTAGTAATTTGATTACAGGAATAAAAACAGGTACTGGAGGACATGGTGGCGCTGGGGGAACTAACTCACCCGCCTCTTCAGGAGGCATTGGAGGCTCAGGTAGTTTAGGAGCAGGAGGAGGAGGAGGAGCAGGAGCTACAGCAGCAGCAAGTATTTCTAGTGGAAGAGGAGGGCAAGGTGGTGATGGTTTTGTAATAATTTTTGAATACTATTAAAAATAAATTAATATGGCTAGATGGGCAATAATAAAATCAAATTATGTAATTGATGTTATAATTTGGGATGGAATAACTCCATGGCAATATCCTGGTAATTATGATTACATGATAGAAGAAAATACTGAAAGTGTAGGATATGGAGATTGGTATGAAGTATCTGAAAAAATATTCTACAAACCACTTCAAACACCTCTAGACTTTCCGGGAAATCCTTAAATATTTATAATAAATTATAAAAATGGAAACAAAAGTTTTAACTCAAGAAGAGATTACACAATTAAAAGCAGTACAACAAGAACGATATTCTTTAGTAGATAAATTCGGTACTATTGAAATTCAATTTCAAGAATTAGAATCTATAAAACAAAAACTAAAACTTGAATACGAAAAATTAAAACAAAAAGAAGAAGTTTTAGGTAAACAACTTCAAGACAAATATGGTGATGGAACCATTAATTTAGAAAAAGAAGAATTTATAAGTGCTTAATTTTTTTGAATCTTTTTAAGATATTTATCATCAAACCCCAATTAAAAACAATTTAATTAAACAAATAACATGGCAGAAATTTTATTATCCCCCGGTGTTTTATCTAGAGAGATAGACACCTCATTTATAGCAGAACAGCCACCAACAATTGGTGCTGCTATCATAGGCCCCACAGTTAAAGGTCCTGTTGGTATTCCTGTAACTGTTACTTCTTACACTGACTTTACTAGTTATTTTGGTGAGACAGAAGTTGTAGCTGGAACAGGTTCATTTTCATATTTTACCTCAATAGCTGCTTATAACTACTTCTTAAATGGTGGACAAACACTATTAGTAACTCGCGTAGTATCAGGTACATATGCTCCTGCTTCTGCTTCAGTTTCTGGTAGTGGTTCAGTAGTAGCATTTACTTTAGCTACTATTTCTGAAGGTGCTAATATGAATACTGGAACAACAGTTGATCCTAATGGTGCATTTAATACTCTTAACTCAGCTTCAATTCATAGTATTCGTTTCCAAATTGTATCACCAAACACATCTTCTGGAACATTTAGTTTATATATTCGTAGAGGAAATGATGATACTAGAAACCCAGCCATTCTAGAGACATACACTGGATTATCAATGGATCCATTATCTGATAACTATGTAGCAAGAAGAATTGGTGATTATAAATTCACTCAAGTATCTTTAGATGGTGAATCTTCTTTACAAATTACAGGTACTTATCCTAATAAATCAAGATATATAAGAGTTGCTTCTGTAGTTAGTCCTACTCCACAATACTTAGTAGGTGGTGTTCCTGTTGCTTCTTATACATCTTCTATTCCTATAGCTACTGGTGGTAACTTAACAGGCTCATTTAATGGTGGTGTAGGTGCTTTAGTAGCAGGTGCTAAATTCTATGATCAAATTGTATCAGGTAATATTCAAGGTGTTAATGCTAACAGTTACACATCAGCAATTAGCTTATTAGCTAGTACTAATGATTATCAATTTAATGTATTATCTATTCCTGGTTTGAACTACGCTGATCATGATGCTACAATGAGTGTTGCTCTTACAAACACTGAAAACAGAGGTGATAGTGTATTTATAATGGATTTAGGTGATGCTTCAGCATCTGCTGCTACAGTTATTGCAACAGCTACTGAAATTGATTCATCGTACGGTGCTGCCTACTATCCATGGTTACAAACTCTTGACCCTGCTACTAAACAATATGTATTTGTGCCTGCCTCAGTAATGATCCCAGGTGTCTATGCTTATAATGATAGTGTTGCTGAGCCATGGTTTGCCCCAGCAGGTATTAACAGAGGTGGATTAAGCACTGTAATCAGAGCTGCTTCTAAATTATCTCAAAATACTCGTGATAATTTATATCAAGGTAAAGTTAACCCAATTGCTACATTCCCGGGACAAGGTGTTGTAGTATATGGTCAAAAAACATTACAAACCGCTGCTTCTGCTCTTGATCGCATCAATGTTCGTCGTTTATTAATTGCTCTTAAGAGACAAATTGGTCAAGTTGCTAATGGATTAGTATTCCAACAGAACAATGCTTCTACAAGAAACTCATTCTTAGCACAAGTAAATCCATATCTTGAGTCAGTTCAACAACGTCAAGGTTTATATGCCTTTAAAGTAGTAATGGATGATTCTATTAATAACGCAGCTGTAATTGACAGAAATGAATTAGTAGGTCAAATTTATTTGCAACCAACTAAGACTGCTGAATTCATTTACTTGAACTTTAATATTACTCCAACAGGTGCTACTTTTGCATAAGGTTTAAAAGCAACATATTTATTAATAAATAAAAAACTAAAAGAAAATGGCAATTATAGACGCAAATGAAATGTTTTTTACAGCATTTGAACCAAAACAAGCTAATCGATTTATCTTATATGCTGATGGAATACCAACTTACATCATTAAAGGTGTTAGTGCTGTAGGATTAACCCAAGGTGAAGTAATATTAAACCACATTAACGTTTTACGTAAAGTAAAAGGTAAAACAGTGTGGAATGATGTTACATTGACATTGCATGATCCAATTACACCATCTGGTGCTCAAACAATTATGGAATGGGTTCGCCTATCACATGAATCAGTAACAGGTAGAGATGGATATTCTGATTTTTATAAGAAAGATTTAGTAATCAATGTTCTTGGTCCTGTTGGTGATGTGGTAGCTGAATGGGTGCTTAAAGGTGCATTTATTAAAAATGCTGAATTTGGTGAATATAACTGGGATACTGAAAACCAAGCTATAAACATCACAATGACATTAGCAATTGACTACGCTGTATTAAACTACTAAAAGTTTAATCTAAATATTTATAAAAAGAACTCGCGTTTTTGCGAGTTTCTTTTTTCTCTATATATTTATATATAACGAACAAAAATGTTATAACAAAAATTATTTATGGAAAACAAGTTTAGTATCCCAACAGAAATGGTTGAATTGCCTTCTAAAGGCTTAGTATATCCTGAAGCAAATCCTCTCTCAAGTGGCAAAATTGAAATGAAATATATGACTGCTAAGGAAGAAGATATCTTAACAAACCAATCATATATTCAAAAAGGAATAGTATTGGATGAATTAATTAAATCTCTTATCCAAACCCCAGGTGTTAAATATGAAGATTTAGTAGTAGGTGATAAAAATGCTTTACTAGTAGCAGCTCGTATTTTAGGTTATGGTAAAGATTATACTTTTAATTATAGTGGTGAAGAACAAACAGTTGACTTAACAACTATTGATAATAAACCTCTTAATGAATCTTTATTTAAATCAGGTATTAATGAATTTGAATATACACTCCCATCAACTAATATTAAAATTACTTTTAAACTTTTAACAGGTCATGATGAGAAAAAAATTAATGCTGAATTAGAAGGCTTAAAGAAAATAAATAAAAACAATTCTCCAGAATTATCAACTCGTTTAAAATACATGATTACCTCTGTTGAAGGTAATACTGAATCAAAATCAATTAGAGAATTTGTTGATAATAATTTTTTAGCTCGTGACTCTAGAGCATTTAGAGAGTATATAAAGGAGGTACAACCAGATGTTGATCTAACCTTTTTTCCCGATGGGAGCGACTCAAAAATCAGCATTCCAGTTGGACTTAGCTTTTTTTGGCCTGACCTCTGATCTAGCTAAAGAGCATAGAATTAATCTTTTTACTCAAATTCATGAGATAGTTTTTCATGGCCAAGGTGGTTATGACTGGGAGACAGTCTATAACATGCCTATTTGGCTGCGTAAATTTACTTTTCATAAAATGAAAATATATTATGAAGAGAAAAATGGAGATGGAAATAATGACTTAACATCTCAAACTAAAAATATTAAAGATGGCAAAATTCAGTTACCTGATCATTTTAAAGGTAAATTAGAACAAAAAGCTCCTAAGTATTAGAAATTACGTTTTTTAATATTTATAATAAACACTTTTTAATGGCTGAAGATATAAAATTAAGTAAAGCAGAAATTGAAGAATTAAGATCACTCATGCATCTTCTTAGAGAAGACATGGATAGTGTTCAATTTGATAACTTACTTAAATCAGGCCCAGCAGCTAAAAGAGCATTAAATGACTTAAGAAGAGAAGCAACTGAATTTACTTCTGATATAGGTGGTTCCATCAAATCCTTCAAACTACTAATTGATCAAATAAAAGGTACTCAATCTGGAGCTAACCAAGTAGCAACTGCTTTTAAAGGTATAAATAAGTTAGCTGAAGAAATTCAATATGCTCAGCGAGATATAAATAGTTTAAATGAAAAAGACATAGCTAAAATCCAGAAAAAGCTGGCTATAAAAAAGCTTGATTTAGAAAATGCTAATGAACAATTAAAAGCTGAACAAAAAGGTTTAGAAAACTCCCAGAAAAAAAATGAAGTTGAGCAAGAAAATATTAAAAATAGGTTAGAATTTATAAAAAATATAGAAAAAGAACATGGATTATCTAAACAATTAAAAAAAGAAAAAAAAGAACTAGAAAAACAAGACGAGAAAACTAAAAAACATTCAAAAGAAATTAAAGAATCTCTTGAAAAAGTTATAACTGATCAAAAAGAGATATCAGGTATTTTAAGTGAACAGGATGGTCATTACAATACTCTAACAGCTACTCTAGCTGGTATGAATAGCCAATTAGAGGCTCAAAAAGATTTATTAGGTTTAGGTGGAGCAGCTATTGGTGGTTTAGATACAGCTTTAGGACAATTAGGACTTGGAAGATTATCAGGTGCTTTAGGTATTAGTGAAGCTAAAGGTGAAATGGATGCTTTTTCTAAGCAAATCATTAAAGATCGCCAACAACAATTATTCCTAGAAAAAGAAATTAGTGAAGCAGTTGACGCTAGAACTGGAGAAAAATTATCCCCTGAAGTATTAGCTGAAAAACAAAAACAATTAGGAGTCCTCCAATCCCAGAATGCTCAATATAACGGCATGGGTGGTAAAATAAATATATTAAAGAAGGGTTTCTCTGCAATGGGAGAATCTTTAAAGAAATCTTTAGGACCTTTAGCTCTTATATCCATGGCTATTGAGGAAATCATTGATGCTATGAAAATCCTTGATTCAGGAGCAGGAGATATGGCTAAAAGCATGAATATGACCTATTCAGAAGCTTTAAAAACTAGAGAAGAATTAGGTACTATAGCTGATCTTTCTGGTGACGCCGCTGTTCAAACAAAAGATCTTCAAGAAAGTTTAATGGCTGTTGGTAAAGCCTTAGGTTCTAATGCTAAATTAAATGAAGCAGATTTAGTCACTATGACTAAATTAACTAAACAAGCTGGTTTTACCCATGATGAATTAATGGGGATGCAAAAATTATCTTTAACAAATGGTAAAAGTTTAGAAGATAATACTAAAGAAGTTTTAGGTAGTGCTAAAGCTCATGCCTCAATAAGAGGTTTAATGATAAATGAAAAAGATGTTTTGCGTGAAGTAAATAAAATGTCTGCTTCTTTAAAATTATCATTAGGTGGTAGTGCTGATAAAATGGCTGAGGCAGTTGTTAAAACTAAAGCTCTTGGTTTAAGTATAGAACAAGCTGAAAAAATGGCTGATGGGTTATTACAATTTGAGTCTTCTATTTCTTCTGAAATGGAAGCTGAAATGTTAACTGGTAAAGCTTTAAATTTTGAAAAAGCTAGATTATTAGCTTTAAATAATGATGTAGCAGGAGCAGCTGAAGAAATAGCTAAACAAGTAGGTACATCTGCTGACTTCACTAAAATGAACCGCATCCAGCAAGAAGCATTAGCTAAAGCTGCTGGTATGACTAGAGATGAATTAGCTCAATCTTTAATAGATAGAGAAGCGTTAGCTGCTTTATCTGGTGTTGAAGGTAAAACTGCTAAAGAACGCTTTGATAATTTAGTTAAAGAGGTTGGAATGGAGGAAGCTAAAAAACGTTTAGGAAATGAAGAATTAGCTCGCCAATATGAACAGCAGTCAGTTCAAGAAAGATTTCAACAAACAGTTGAAAAATTAAAAGAAGTATTTGTTAGAATAGCGGAGCCATTAATGGGAATTTTAGACCCAATAATGGAAATAGTAGAGACTATAATGCCTTTAGTTAATGTTCTTTTAGTCCCATTAATGGCCCAACTTAAAGCTGTAGGAAAAATAATATCTACTTATTTAATAGAACCTTTTAAAGCAGTTAAAGAATTCTTAGGAGGAATAATAGATATCTTTTCAGGAGACTTTGAAA